GCTGCTCACGATAGCGGGCAAGTAACTCAATTATTTGCAAATGGGGAAGACTTAGGTCCAGCTCAATCAGCGCATACTGACTTAAATGTTGAAGGGGAATGGTTCTACAACTCTGCTGAAGATGTATGTTATTATTATTCAGCTAACACCCCAGTCGACAAATTAATGGAAGGAGGAGAAGAGTTTGTAGGTATGGTAACTCAATATAGAGCAGATGCAAGTAGGTATTTTGACTCAAGAGTTGACCCTTCCTTGCCTAGGGAACAATTAAAGGACAAGTCTGGGAACTATGATTATATGGTTATAAGAACAGTAGGATTAATAGCTGCTGCTTTTATGATTAAAACAAAGGACCATAAATCTGAATTAGCTATATCTTTTATGGAGGAAGCTGATAGTAACATAGCGTTATTAAACGAAGGTAAAGCAGCTTTATCTTGGCAAAACACTTCAGACGCTTCTCAAGGAATTATAAGGGAAGCCACAACAATACAAGGAGCATTGTACCCTGTAGATACAAGGGGAGAGTGGAGTGGTAGTTGGGACTTAATTAAACTTGATATAGATACTGCTGGAGCAATAGGCACAGCTACTTATAGTGTTTATGTGAAAGATGCAAATGGTTTAAAAAACAATCAAATCGTTACTAGTGAAAAAATTACAGGAGACTTCCAACCTTTAGCTGGAGGATTAGAGATTAGATTTGCAGGGGCAGCCGACAATTCTGAGGCTCACGCAGACGATGTTTGGGAAATAGAAGTTACAGGTAGGCAAGAATATGTAGATAGCTCAGATATGAAGTCTATCAAAATGACACGAACCGCAACCCCTTCAAGAAGGTACTATAAATAATGGCTGTATCATTTACAAATAATTGGAAGAATATTCTCGATAAGTTAAGAAGTATATTACGTACTGAATTTAAGGGAGCCTTACCTGTGTATATAGGAGATGAAGGGCAAGAGGGTAGTCAGTTTATTCGGCTTGACCCTTTAGGTAGCGAAATGTTAGAATACAATGCTACCTCTGAGTCAAGAGAATTTACAATTAACGTATTCTACTATTTCTCTGAACACAATTTAAAGAAAACAGCGTTAGACCACGTTTTAAGATATACATCAAGAATTGAAGCATTGATACACGACAATACTTCTGTTACATTAGCAGATAGTAGTAATTTATATAACTGTAGAATGGAAACAACAGAATTAAACCCTGATGAAGAGTCAGGGGCGTATTTGGTTCAATGGGAATGGAAAGGACAACACACAGGAAATATCTCTTAAGGAGGGATTATGAAAATAAAACTAAAAAACCCACAAGCTCTTCCTAATGCTTGGAGAAGCTGTGGAATGACAGAAAAAGAGTGGAGGGATTTAGAAGCAGGAAAAACTGTTGAAGTTAAATCTGTTCCAGAAATAATAGAAAATAACATAGATGTTGTAGAATCAACATCAAAAAAGAAAGGAGATAAGTAATGGCAGAAGCACAAGCATTTTCTCCAAAAGAGTTCAAAGTAGCTGTAGTTTCAGACGCATCAAATGCGGGTGCAACGGGGATAGGCAGTACAATGAATCAATTAGATGTTGATTCAGTTGGCTTTCCAAGTTTAAATCTTAATCAAGTATTAGATGTTAGAAGCGGAGCTGGGAGAACTTTTAAGGATGAAGATTTTTTCCAAGACAACGTATTAAGAGTGACTGAGTTTACGATTTCAGGTACTTTGCATAATGACACAGGGCATAAATTGTTATTGCAGAATATATGCAACGATGTATCAAGCGATATATCGGTAGCATCAGATTTTACTGCCGCATCTCAAGTTTATGGAGCATCCGTAACTAACGCAGCATCATCTTTGACTGTTGTTATACAACCATCTGATGTTAGCCATCAAAGAGGTGTAGAGCTTTTTGGTTGTGTTGTTACAAATTTCTCTATATCTGCTGATGCAGGGACAGAGGGAGGCAGGTACAAGTTTAGCGCTACTTTACAAACAGGTAAAGTTCCAGATATGAACTCTACAGCCACACCGACTATTACCCCTTATGCTAATACGACACATTCTTTGATGTCAAGTGCAAGCGGTTTAAAAGTAATGAATAATGATGTCACTATGAACTCATTTTCCTGCAATATAGATAGCCCTGCGGTATTCTCGGGAGTTACCTCAACGGGATATGAAGTTGTAAGTAGGGGCTCTGAAATAGCAGTTACAGTAGATACGCAAGTTAAGTATGACAATAACACTAAAACCTTAGTGAATGCTTACGATACTCAAAGTGGTCCAACTACTTCAAATTCTTTTGTAATGACAAATAATAATGCTTTTGGAGTTTTAATAGACAATGCGGTATATACAAATGTTGCATATAGCGAAGGGGATATTATGATGCTTGATATATCATTAAAATCAGTTGACGATGGCACAGATCCTTTAGTAACATTTGATGTAACTTCATAATAAATAAAAAAGAGGATGTTTAAATGGAGATTAAACTAAAAGACGGTAAAAAGATAAAACTTAAAGATGTATCTCTTGACGAAAGAGATGAGATGCTTGATAGTGTTGAGTATCAATTTGACGATAAAGGGAAACCTTTAGGAGTTAAAACAATGCACTCAACTATAACTAAATGGCTTAGACTAGGAATAGATGGAGATACATCTGATGAGTTTATTGGCAGTATTTCTTTTGATGATAGAACTGAGATTTTCTTAAAAATGCAAGAAAACTTGCTTTTGGGAAAAGGAAAAGCCTCCAGCTCGAAGTAAATATTTATTTAGAGCCTTGCGGGGGCTGTCAGTATCATAGCTTTCCTTATGAAGCTGTTATACCAGTTTTAATAGACGGAAAAAGAGAAAGAAGAGTCTTTAATTGCGAGGAAGATGTTTTAGAGGTTGTAGATCTAGTTATAGAAGAAACTGAAGAGTTAAATGAAATTGAAAATAAAAAATTTGATGTAGCTAAATCTATAACCTCGCAAATAGTTTTTTTTGGATGCAAGAATGTTTTGTTAGATAAAGATATGCAAAGAGATATACAAAGGTATGCTTATTGCACAAAAACAGGCGTTCCTCCATACTCTGGCAGTTATGGGGATCAACCAGCTTTATGGGTAGAAAAGTTTTTTATAATTAAAAATGCCTTTGCTAAGAAGGAAAGGAAACAAATAGATGGCAAAAGACAATCTAATAACAGTAAAGTTTAAGGCAGCAGGAGCGCCAGAGCTTAGAAGACAAATAGAGTCTTTAGCAAAAGCTCAAGCCAAGCTAAACACTACAAGCGGAGAGTCAACTAAGAAAGGCAAAGCTTTAGGCAATAATATGAGGAACAACACTAAAGCGGCAAGCATTTTAGGTGGTCATATAGCCGTATTAAGGTCTCAGCTCTTAGTTATGTCTTTTGCTATGTCTATGGGGACAAGGCAACTAATACAGTTTGCCAAAGAAGCTTCTAAGGTTGAAAATATGTCTAGAGCTTTTGAGACTTTATCTGGAGGGCTTGCAAAGTCTACTCAAGGATTAGAGATGATAACGGAGGCTACTAATGGTGCTATGTCTGAATTTGACTTGCTTCAACAAGCCAACAATGCGCTAGTCTTAGGAATTACCGACAATAACGAAGAAATGGCTGAAATGTTTAATATGGCTCAAAGACTAGGAAGAGCTTTGGGTAGAGACACTAGGTCTTCAGTTGAATCTCTTGTTACTGGTATCGGAAGACAGTCAAGGCTTATGCTTGATAATATTGGTATTGTTGTTAAAGCAGATAAAGCCTATGCCAAGTACGCTTTGCAGTTAGGGGTCAGCTCGGAATCTTTAACAGAGAATCAGAAAAAACAAGCATTTTTAAACGCTACGTTAGACGCAGCTAGAGAAAAAGTTTCAAGGCTCCCTGATGAGATTAGGTCTTCTCAAGATTCCTTTGATGAATTTGCCTCAAGTATGGAAAATTTACAGGTAAGAATTGGTAATGTTGTATTAGAGGCTTTAGTCCCATTGATGGACGGTCTTTCTTCTATAGCTGATAGCTTTCGAGAACCTGGTATAAAAGAATTTTTAAGGCATATTAGAAATTTAGCTATAGCTATGGGGGGTTATGTTGTCGCTGCAAAAGCGGCAGTATTATTTACAAGTAAATTGCTACAAGCTAAATTTATTTTTGCAGGAATAGGTGTAGCAGCTTCTTTTTTAGTGGAAAAGATTTTAGGTTTGGTGGGAGCTTATGATGAGCAACATGAAAGCTTAGAACCTTTAGTTAGAGTGACTGATGCTTATGCAGATTCTTTAAACAAGTTGACTCTTGCTCAACTTCACAATGAATTATTTGAAGTCCAAACTAAAATGGATGACTTAAGATTGGTTGCTGAAAATCCTGTAGATATGGCTATTTTAGCGGCAACAATACCTGGAATTGAGGTTCCAGAAGTTGAAAATGAACCAGTTGATGATTTAACACAAGCTCTTAAAGATATGGTAACAGAGTATAATAGAGCGCACGGCTTAATAGATGAAAAAGTAAACCCAGCTTTTAAAGAGCAACATGACAGGCTTAAAGAACAAGAAGAATCTATTTTAGCAAATATAGAGGCACACAAAGGTTATGCTGGACCTATGGAAGATATGATAGAAAAAGAAGACGAAATGGCTGCTCTTTTTGCAAAAACAGCGGAAGGTCGAGCTGCAAACCTTACATCTAAAATAAAAGAAATAGAAACAAATGACATGTTATTTAAATCTGAAGAAGAGCAAATAGCTGTTTTAAAGATGCTAGAAAAACAGCTTGAGTCTACTGGTCAAACTTGGACTTCCCAAGCCTCAAAAATTGGAGGAGCTATAGGCAAAATGTCTAAAGATTTTGTTACTTTAGCTGCTGGCAATAAAGAAGCTACAATCGCTGCTTTACAATTAGCAAAAGCAGAAGGTATTGTTAATATTGTAGTTGGAGCGACTAAGGCTGTGAAAGCGAAAGGTCTTCTTGGTTTTATTGAGGGGCTTGCTTTGATATCTCAAGGCGCTGTGATGATACAGCAAATAAACTCTCAAATAGATGCGGCTAAAAAAATGGAACAAGGTGGTCTTGTTGGCGGTAAAAGACATTCTCAGGGAGGAACTCTTATTGAAGCAGAGAGAGGAGAGTTTGTTATGTCTAGGAATGCTACTGAATCAATAGGTATTGAAAACTTAAATAGAATGAATAGAACTGGGAGCGGAGCAGGGGTAAATATTAATTTTTCTGGCAATGTTTTAAGCAGAGATTTTATAGAAGATGAGGCTGTCCCTTTAATTAAAGATGCTCTTAGAAAAGGTGGAGATTTAGGGATAGCTTAATGATAGAACTTCCACAAAGATTTAAAAACGACACGCAGGGAAAAAACACCTATTTAGTCCCTCTTGTGGTTATAAATGGTTCAATTTACTTATCGACAGGTAAAGTAACATTAGATAATCAACACTACGATCCATTATTAAAATCGCTTGGCAAAATAAAAGAATCCATAGATATATTTGAAAAGAAATTCAAGGTGTCATCTGTAAATATGGATTTTTTTAATTCTGAATATAATAATGAAAAATTAATGGATAGATTTTTTGCAGGTGAAATAATAAATGCTTCTGTAGATGTTTATTATAAATCACAGTCAGCTGTATCTTTGAATGACTGTATAAAAGTATTTACAGGATATGTTAAAAAAATAACTGAAAAGTCAGATTTAGTGCTATTAGAGGTTGAAGATAGAACAGAGCAAGTATTAGGCAAGAAAGTGCCTTACAACTTTACAAAAACTACAGAATTGCCTGAAGAGCAAAGAAATAAGCCTATTCCAATAGTATATGGTCAGGTTGATAGGTGTCCTTTAGTTTATCTAGATAATGATAATGAAGATAATGCTAACACATATAAATTAAGTGCTGATGATTTTGATATATCTACAATAGAAAATTTAAAAGTATTTACAAGTGATGCCTATTTATCAGTACCACAAGAATCTAACTTAAAAGACCATAATGTTGTTAGTGGCATAGTAGAGTTAGAAAGAGCATTAAATGAGCAACAATATACAATAGAGAATAATTCATTTATTATTAAAAAAAGCACTACTACTGCATCTGAATTTATAGATGAAGGTACATCAGAAGAAACCAATAGCACTGTAGGTAATTTAGCTTCTTATAATTTAGTTGAAGTTTTAGAGTCATTTACACCTAGATATACAGATGGTGAATATAAATACTATAACTATGAAGGGCAAGAGTCAGGAGTGATAGATTTATTTGAACATAGATTAATACCAACAACAGATAGTAATGGTGATTATGTAAAAGATGGAACTTTTCCATTTTATATTAAAGTAAAAGATTTTAATGACAATGAAGCTCCTTATCAAATGACTGCCTGTACTAATGCTTTTGAAATAACAGGAACAGAGTTTCATGATTATTCAGATGAATATATAAGAGGTTATAATGACTATAATTTTGAAGTTGATAATTTTTGTAGTGGTTCTGATGTTTTAAAAGAATTTAATAATCTACCTATACAGGCAGTATCATATATAGATTATAATTTTCATATTAAATACAATGGCACATATAAAGGAACTGATTTGTGGATAAGTCCTATATTTCATTTTAATTTTGGTTCAGCAACTACTGCATCTGAATGTCCAAAATTATTTAGTTTTAGTGCTTTAGGAGATGACCCACAGCACAATTTTCAAGCATTACAGCAGGTAGAAGGTACAGGTACTGAAAATGATGATATTACATATATACCAAATGAAATAGAATTTAGTGGAACAAATAGTGGTGATTATCCTTTTACTATTCCTAGTGAATTAAATCAATTTCAATTTGCTATTCCTGCAAAAACAACAAACATTGAAAATCCTAAATTTTCTATAAATACTGACCCACAACATACTCATGGATTTATAACAGAAGCCTTTGGTGCAGGTTATGTTGAATTTGTAGGATTTAAAAGTTTGACTTTGTGGAAAAATGCTATATTGCAAAACTTTAATGATTTTGATCTATATGCAAATGTAACAGGTAGAGTAGATAATGACACTTTAAGATATACTAGCACAACAGAATTACAAACATTCTCAGGTATGCAAGAAGGATTCCAACAACCTAAAGAACAATATCAAGTAGCACCTACAACACAAGCTAGAACATCAAGACCTTCTACAACTGCAAAAATACCTGCTAAACAAAGAAAAAGACCAACAAGAGGTGGTAGGGGTGGTGGATATTAATGGCTAATGTATTACTGCAATTTTGTGACTCACAGGGCAATCCTACAAACAATGTAGACCCTAGGGGTGATGTTTATGTTAAATGTGATGTTTCTACAACAAGTAATGCTACACAAGCAAAGCTAGAAGATATAGTTGCAAGAGAAAACACAAGTTATGTTTATGGTCAAGATACTATTTTCTTATCAAATCTTCAAATAACATTAGGATCAGGAAATACTAACTGCAACACAGATACAGGCTTTGATGATTGGAGTTTATATCAAGGAGAATATCAAGCAGGTGGAGATACTACAGGGTGGATGACTGATGGTTTCTTAAATGCAGATTTATTTAATATTGAGCCTTTTAATAATGGGCAAGATTATTATTATTTGCCAAATTATTTTACACTATTTACAGGTTTTAATGAATTATCTTCATTTTCATCAGGGAATACAATTTCAAATGATGGAATGATGATTCCACAAGGACATATAACAGCTTTAGAAAGAGCATCAGATGATAGCTTAGTATCTGTTTTAGTTAAGATAGAAAATACAAGATGGAATAATTTATTTACAGGAGATACAATTAATTTTTTAGCATCTAGTAATAATTGGATGGGAACAGATATGTCAGGAACTTTGCCTGAAGTTCAAAATATAGTAGATACAATTACAGGTGGTGCATCTTGGGGAAATAACCCTTATGATAATTTAAGTAATATAGATTATGCTGATATAGTTGGAAGGCAGTTTGCTATGGGATTTGCTATGACTATAGGAGCAGCAGGTTCAAGCTCACCTATACAAGCATCAGGAGGTTTTTTAGGTAGATTCCATTTAGATTCAAACTTAACACCATATAGCACAGATAGTATTGCATTAGTTCCATATTTATATTTTGGTGATGAGTTTTCTCAGTCTTTTGATTTTTATGTAAACCAATCAAATGTCAATTTAGAATCATCTTCTGTAAATGTTGATGAGCAAGTAAGTGGTACTTTTACTTTTTCTGTAAATGATTTTATAGGTCAGGCAAGTGTTTATGTGTTTGATAATAGTGATATTGGAACACCTGAATATGCTTCTATACTTAGCTCTACATTAATTAATACAAGCTATAATGAAATAGATGATATGGCTAATTATGGAGTAGTTAATTTTGATGATGGTAGTGGGTTTGGTAAAACCATAGAAATAGCAGATAATCAATTAAATGAAGTTAATTTTACATATCAACCCACAGGTCAAATAGGTGCAGATAGTTTTACATTTTATATAGTATTACATTCTTTAACTGAAGATTCTGTGCCTAATTCATATTTAGAACCCTTTGAACAATTAGAACCATACCAAAAGATTTTATTTGGTGGTAGTACAACCTTAGATGTTAATTATCAAGGATTTGAATTAACAGATGAAGAATATGTGCCTAGTGAGGTAGCAATAGAAAACCCATCAGATGTTATGTTTCATTTAGCAGAGCAAGAGCTTGGATATAATCAAGATGTTAATGTAGATAAGATAGTAAATGCAAGAAACAATCAATCTGATTTTAAATTAGGATTTTCAGTTAATGAAGAAATAGAAGGTAAAAACTTATTTCAAGAAATAGCACAATCATCTAAGTGTGTTCCTACCTTTAACAATGGTATGTTTTCATTTGCATATATACAGGATACTTATACAAAAACAGATGATTTAGATCCTACACTAACTATAAATGCTCAGGATGTAATTAAATACTCAGTATCAAGAACACCACTAGATAAAATATATACAAAAGTTCAAGTTCAATATAAATATGATTATGGATTAGATAATTATTTAGAAAGTGTTACTAGAAGTGCTTATAATGTTGAAGGTATTGCATACTCTCCTGAAGAAATTGTTATGGCAGAAACTTATGGAATAACAGGTAGATATGGTGATATTAGATTACTAGACCCAAACAATATGCCTAAGAAAAACTACTATGGTTTAAAGTTTGATAAAGACTCTAATAAGTTTGACCACCAAGACACTTTCTTAAGCATTGAAAATAAATATATTAGAGATGAGCAAACTGCTATAAAACTAGCAGAGCATTTAGTGTATTTACATATGAATGTGCATAATGTTATAGAACTAACATTGCCATTAAAATACTATAATTTAGAAATTGGCGATTTATGCGATTTTAATGAAATGATTTTAGGTAAAAAAATATATAGTGAAAGTTATGTTTTGTCAAGTCCTGATGATATGCCAATTAGATGTGGTCAATATATACTGCCGTTGTTTATGGTTACAGATATAGCCAAGTCTATTAAAAATGTAAGAATTAAATTAATACAAATGCACCATAATGCAGATTCTGATTTAGTTTGGGATAACTTTACATATCCTACTTATGCAAACCAAATTTCTGCTGATATTGTATCAGGAGATGTTGATGGGGATGGAGAGGTAACTGTTCTTGATATTATTCAAGTTGTCAGTCATATTACAGGAACACAATATTTGCCTTTTCTTCAATATGGAGATGCTAATAATGATGGTGATGTAAATGTAATAGATATTGTAAATATGGTAAATAGTATTGTAGGAGAATAATGGCACAAGAATTTAGAGATAC